TTCTACTACCACCTTCACAAATGTTAGGAATAAAAGTTGATTCCTGACGAATATTACCCATGATGGTAGCAAGGGCGTTTCTGTCTTTAATACCACGATCCTGGAAATATGCCAGGGTAGCATTCTCGTGTTCATTACACCCTTTACAAATTAGCCTTTTTTCTTTTGGCTTTTCGGGAGCAACCTCTAGGATCGCTGTCTTCTCTGGTTCAAACTCCTTAATAATAGAATATGAAGGAGCAATAGCAGATGATGGCAGTGTTGCCGTTATGGTTGTAACCGATGCCAGAAAGGGCAGGGCTACAGTAAAGAAGTTTAGCATTAAAATTAATTGAACTCTACATCCGTATAGGGAAAGCGCACTTCCCTCCTCTCAGAGGGCAAACCCCACGGCTCTAAATCAAACTCAAAATCTCATAACAATTACCCTACTCATAACAGGGATTTTTCCATCATAAGTTTTTATTTAGGATTTGTCAAGTAAACCAATTTTTAAATTGGCACATATAAATAAGTTATAACGCATTTTAAAAAATGTCCAAGTCGCCAAACAAGGGTAAAAAAGGTTCTGCTGGCGGTAAGCAGTCCAAACAAAATCAAGGTAATGCGACGGCGAAGAAAGCAAAGAACGGCGGAAAGAAAAAGTGAGGAATTATGCCAAGAGAATGGAATACTCCAAAGCGTGAGCCTTGGAATGCTCCTATCCACAATATTCTAAAAGCAATCGACAATCACACGCAAGAATACTTCAAGAGCGGTGATACCTGGCATCTCACAAAAGCAGAAATGTTAAGAGAATATTTAGATGAACTGAAGACTTGGATTCATAAAAACGAAGGAAGATAATTCTTGTCCTTAGGACTAAACTTTAGACCAAAGTTGTCCTTCAGCAGTTCTTCTTTTTGATAATCCTACTTCAACTCTTGTTCCTGGATTACGATAAAGATATAAAGCATCAGGAACTTTAGACCATTCTTTATTCTTTAGGACCCTCGTAATAGTATTGAAGTTAGGATTACCATAAAAATCTGCACCAAGATTGTAAGCAAAGCAAAGTAAAGCCCCTCTTTGATTTTCATTCATCTCTTCCCAATACGGTATTTTTGAGAGCGATGGAAGAAACCTGTTTTTTAAATCAAACTCAAATAAAGTATCAGCATACTTTTGAGTAATAATTCTTTTCATTTTAAAAGGAGTTCCATCAAAATCCTTGGTGCTGCCCCATCCTATTGTAATTGGAGGACCTTTAGTTAAAGGATCTGGGTATGCATTTAAATGACATCCTTCAAACATCTTAATCAAATTAATGCCAACCAACGGCACTTCGTTGACATTCTTTACCTCGTTGGTATTGTTAGTTGGCGTTTCTACTTTTTTGCGTCAAAAATACGACCCCACCCAGTCTTATCTTTTCCCCTTTCTAACCAACGATAAGTAAGATCTGACTTCTTATATACTGCACCCTTACCATTTGCAACTGCTCCAGTATATCCATCATTTAGAGAACCATAAGGATCGTTAACTACATAATCTTCACCCTTTTTACCAATGACTACAACCATATGTCCACCTGTAGGGTTGGATAAAGTTCCTCTATGAAGAATACCAATAACTACAGGTCTCCCAGCGGCAATCTCACGATCAAGATCAGCAAATCCAAGATTGTAACTAAAGTGCGACTTAATACCATAATCTAATAGAACTTTGGTTTGAACCGAATGATCTGTTGAGTCACCAATTGCAAACACCTTCTGAACATAAGCATCATCGCCCTTTGCTCCATGAAGAGTGCCTGGTTTAAAGTACTCTAGACACATTGCACAAGAAGAGGAATTACAAGTACGATTAGCATCCCTATAATTATCTGTTTGTGGATAATAAGGAACATTCAGAATTCCTGGAATTACAGGTTCTAGTTTAGTTCTAAAAATTCTAACCCAGTTTGATGCATCATCAATCAAATCTGGATTCTTAGATTCTAAATCCTTTTCAAGTTGCTCGACTGCGGCAACGTGCTTTGGATTTTTTGGATCATAATATTGAAAAAAGTTATGAAGATCTATTCTCATTATTCTTCTCCGATGTATTCTAATGAAAAAATATCGTGTTCTTCAATATTTGGATCTAACCATTCATTAAATTCTTGTTGAATTGCATATGCATTTTGATATTCATGCTCTTCATTTATGTCACAAAGAGTATGAATCCTATCAATTGCCCAATCGTGTGAGTTACGAAGCGTATTTTCAAGAATTGTCATTAAAATAATCCTTTCTAAAATATCTGGAGAGAATATTGCTATTGTAGTATGCGGGTTCCCCAGAGTCAAGGGCTTCAATCAACACATTATTTATGAAAAGTTGTCTTGTTTCTTCAAAATTACACTTACCTTTGGTTTTATGAAGACTTATTATTTCTCTATTAAAAAACTCTTTACCATACTTATTTACATCTTCTTTGAGTTCTGGGCAGGATCCATAATATTTTTTCCAATCAGACTCTGATTTAACTTTTCTAGATTTCCCTTTCGGTGTTCGGAAAGACCAGAAGTACTTTCTACCAACATATCTGCGATTAGTTTTACTGCAAGATATAAGATATACAAAACCAAAATAATCTTGAATATTAGAAGACTCAAAAATTTCCCCATTGAATCTCCAAGGGTTTTCATAACTCATACTTAAAGTTTTTATGAGCTATTATTTATCTTCAACGCTAGCAAAGCGATTCTAGCAATAAAAAAGAGGGTTGTCAACCCTCTTAGATTATGTTATAATTTCTATATCAAACACCAGGAAGTTGTGGTCCTGTGCGCTTTAAAGCAGATTGTGCTTCATTTGGATTATTTGTTCCCTTTCCTAAATTATAAATCTTTTGTGTTTTTTGTGCTGCTTTATGAGCACTAGGGTCAATTGGTTCGGGCATTACACCTTCAATAATACTTTGAATCATTTCAGATCCCATTTCCATCATGATATATGAAGCTTCATCAATAGTATCTGCGTGTCCAGTAGAAAGTAGATACTCCAAAACAAGATCAAAAGCATCATACGATTCTTTTGCAGTAGGAAGTTTAGATTTCATATCTTTCATAAGTGGATTTGTGGTTGAACTAGTTCCTCTAGTTCTTTCTCTTTCTGCAGCAGCGGCAGCAAGTTTTGGATTTGCTAATGCCCAAGTTGACTTGCCAGTTGCTTCGGCACCTTTTACATCTCCAGAATCAACTTGCTTTTTATATGTCTCTAAACCACCTTTAATTTTTTCTGCAGTTGATGCAGATGCAGAAGATGTTGGTTTAGCAGGTTTAGGTGGTGTGGGGGATGCCGCTGGTTTTGCAGATGATGGAGTAGATGTAGATGCTGGAGTAGATGCTGGGGTAGATGCAGGTGTAGATGCTGGGGTAGATGCAGGTGTAGAAGATTTAGATCTAGCAGCATCTTGCTTTTGCTTTTCTGCCTTATGTGCCGCTTTATCCTTTTCTATCTGTGCAGATCCTCTTCTTCTTGTATAATCTGCAGTAAGTTTATCTAATTCTTTCTTATCAAATTTTTCAGTATCAATAGGAAACCACTTTCCATCGCTTGTGCGAAATCCTGGTCTTCCTCCTTTTAGAGCAAAATCTCTACCTTCTATAATTGAATACATTTTAGATTATTCTCCAATAATTTTGAAAATGTCTTCTCTCCACTCTTCACTCATATTTGCCATAATCTTAATTGCCGCCTCTTCAGTTTCAGCATAACCTTCATCAATCAAATAACCTTTTACAGCATCAAACATATCAAAGTGGTCATAACCAACTACCTTTCCACCTAGAATTTTTAAAGATTGAGATTTTGGTTTTTCTGGTTGTGGTTTTGCTGTTGCAGGTTCTTTTTTGTCCCCACCGGAAAGTGCTTTTCCTGCAGAAGATAATGCTTGCCCAGTCCAAGACTTACCTCCGTGTCTTGCCAAATCAATTGCACCAGCAGTGGCGGCAACTGCCCCAATTGGATTTTGAAGAACTTTCATACCAGTTTTCCATGCTGTTTCTCCCGCCTTTAATGGGATTTTTGCAACATCTTTAGCGCCAGTTTTTAAAGCACTTCCTACTCTAGGACCATATTTTGCAGCAGTTTTTGCTCCATATTGCAATATTGCTTTACCCAATTGACTCTTCCAATCCTCATATAATTCATCATAAGTATACTCACTCAAATCATATCCTTCTTCAAGTAAAGTATCAACAAACTCTAAAAACTCTTGAATTTGTTGCTCTTCATTTAATTGTGATCTAAGATCTTCATTATAAACTGCAGAGTAAGACTCCACCAAAGAACTATAATTATTTGCGGTTAATCTTTCCATTCTTAAATGTTATATTTTCCTTATTTTTATTTATAAATCAAGCTGGTTTAATTAAAGATTTTGTGGGACTTTGTGGTTTTGTAGGGCCAACTTTTTTGGGTCCAACAATCTTAGGTCCTACTAATTTAGGACCAACTTTTGCTGGGCCAGCTCCACGAGCTGGAAGTTTTTGTGCAGTTGCTGCCTTAGGAGTAATACCCAGTTTCTTTTGATAAGTTTGAGTATTCTTGAGAGCAGTTCTATATTCTTGTTTTGCTGCTTGCTGCTCTGCTGCTTTAGAATATCTACCAATATTAAGTGCTCTTCCGACTCTTGCACCAAGACTTGTATCTCGTGATGCAACTGAAGGTCTTGCAAGATAGGTTGCCTTTCCACCCTTAAATGCAAGATCACCTACAACTTGCTTACCAGTTTTAGGATCACGTACTAATTGAGTTTTGGAGAGTTGAACTGTTTGTCTTTGCTTTCCTGCACCCGTGGACATAAATGCAGAACCCTTCTTATCTTTAGATACTACTGTTTTTCCACCAATACCAGTTAATGCAGAACCTTTCTTTGCACCATAAGAAGATGATGCTGCTCTTGCAGATCTTGTATCTACAGTTTGTTGTGCTTTTTGTAGTCCAGATCCTTGCTTGATTAGTGCATTTTTCTGCTGAAACTTATCGAATCCAGTTGCCTTAGAAACTGCTTGTCTTGCTGGACGTGATTTATCTGCTGCAAAATCATATGCTGCGTTTGCCCCTGCTTTTCCAGCAAATCCGCCAGCTGCTGCACCTACCAATTTGACTGGAAGTGGTCCAGGAGTCATTTTAAATCCTAAAGATGCTCCCTGTGACCACCCCGCACCAGAAGCGACAGCACCACCAGCAGACCTTACCTTAGATTGACCTGCTGCTCTTCTTTCCTTATAATCTGCCACTCCACTAGAAACTGCTACCGCTGGTCCACTAACTTTATCTACAAATTTACCTAAACTAGAACGAAGACCTGGACCCTTTGGTGCTGCTGTGGGTGGTTTTGCTGTAGGTGCTGGGGCGTTACTGGTGGGTGGTTTTGGTGGTGGGGGAGTAGATGCCTTAGGTTGCTTAGGAGGCGCCTGAGTGCCCGTCTGAGCGCCTCTAGGGGGCGTTTGTGTGGATCCTGAGGGTTGCTTGGGAGGTGTTTGGGTTGCTTTGGGGGGTTCCTGCCTAGGAGCCTGCTGCTGTTTAGGTGGTGTTTGTGCGGTTCCTCTTACATCTTGCCCAGAAACTTTAGTAGTCTTAACTTCAAATCCTGCTGGCGCTTTTCCAGTTTTCATATATCCTTTCATAAAATCTTTGGCAGCCTGTGTTGTTTTTTCGGTGCTACCTCTTTCATAAAATCTTCCACCCTTACCGAATTCTTGAGGATTTGCTTTCATCCAATCCTGCCAAGCTTTCTGTGCCTTTACAGCATCCTCACTAAGAAACTCTCTAAAAGTCTTCATTTATTTCTTACTTTTTTAGATATTTATAAAAAAAGGAGGATCCGAAGACCCTCCTAAAAATTTAATAAACATCATTACTTTTTGAATCTTTCCAAACGTAAGAGTAATCATAATCACCAAATAAAAAAAGATCTGCTTCTGCAGCATCTTTATATGCGTTCAGGA